CCGAAAGGGGGCCCAGGGCGCTGGCAACATGTCCTTACCCGTGAGGGTAAGATCGCAGTCTGTTAGGACTGCAGGACCATTCCTGCTTTCTGGCCTCTTAGGGGAGGTGAGGTATATCGCAATGATCCATCGGGAACGGTTAATACCGCCCGAAGGAAATTGCGTTGGTGTTTTGACCAGCAGTTATGCTGATCTTCATTTGGACATGCATCGAATAGATGTGTCGAAAAATGATAACACCAACTATCTCAACTCCACACTAGGAGGGTATCAGATCACTGATACAGAGAGTCATCCTGAATGGTTACGTCGCCGTAAGGGGACGTACCGTGGGGATATTGGTGGACCCTTTAGGACGGAAAAGCGCTTTGCCAAGTTTGGCCAAGGCAGCTGTTCGTCCTTTAGGCAGTGGGAGCCGACCGAGTTTGAACCGGCCGGAAGGTATACGTCCCAGAATTCATATTCTGGTCCGTATTTGCCTTATACTCCTTACTGGCTTGGCTGGCCCGCGATGCCGGAACCTTCTAGCAATGATTCGCTAGATGAATACGGCACAACGGCTATAGCCAGGTGCTCCCCCTCTAATCCTTCCGTCGATCTAACCGTAGCTATCGGTGAGATCATCCACGAGGGTATTCCAAAACTCGTGGGTGGAACGCTTCGTGAGTTGCGTTCTCTCACTGGCCGCGAACGCCGACAGGCGTTGGGCCATGAGTATCTCAACGTTGAGTTCGGTTGGAAACCTTTTATCAATGACCTTCGCAATTTTGCGAAGGCTATTGTTGATGCTGATAGTATCTTGAAGAACTATCAGCGCAACAGTGGTAAAATGGTTCGACGGTCGTATGACTTCCCAGAAGAGAGCTCACACAACGTATGGACAGTTTTCCCACTCGCGTCACCTTGGTTTTCACCAAGTGCGAGTGAGTTGTTCATACCTGGGTTCACTCAGTGGGGTAAGGTGTACAGAACTGATGAGGTTTCTGTACGTCGGTGGTTTCGCGGTGCGTTTACATACTATGTACCTCCGGCTAACAGCCTGAGGAATAGTATGGCGCGCGCCGTGATCCAAGCAAGAAAATTGCTTGGAATATCACTGACTCCAGATAGTCTCTGGAACCTTGCTCCTTGGAGCTGGGCTGTCGATTGGTTTTTCAATACAGGCGACTTATTGTCGAACTGGACTGATTGGGCAATTGACAACCAGGTGTTGGTGTATGGGTATGTCATGGAACACAAACGTGTTCAGACAACCTATACTTTTGCTGGTAATACCGGCCTTTTCGGCGGTAGCCAGCCGATTGACGTCGTCCTCGTTTGTGAAACGAAGGTTAGACGTCAAGCAACACCGTATGGTTTTGGTCTTCAGTGGGACGACTTGTCGGCCCGCCAGAAGACGATTATCGCTGCTCTCGGCATCAGCCGAAAGAAGTGATAGACGTACCTGCTAGCGTTTCAACGCCAATAGGGAGTCTAACCGGGCTCCTAGGAGTGATGCTCATGTCATTCACTGACCCGCTCTCAGTCGTCATTTCGGGTACCACTACGCCGCTCCCACGCGTAAGCGTTGGGGACGATCGCAGTGAGTACGCGAGTGGCGACGGACTCATCCTCTTGACCGCCTCCCATGACTATGGGAAGCGGACGAGGAGAGTCCTGCGGATCGACACTTCGAAGTTGGCAGCGGACCCTTTCAAGCCCGCTGAGAATGTCAGAGTGTCCATGTCAAACTACATGGTCTTTGACCTTCCGCCTGCCGGGTATAACCCGGCCGAGGCCCTTGCGGTTTACACAGGATTCAAAACCCTGTTTACCGCGACTTCGGACGCGATGATCGTTAAGCTCCTTGGCGGCGAGTCATAGAGCGGGAAGAACTCGAACCGGCTAAAACCGGGGAGAGTCACCCGCCTCTTGGCTTGCATGCCTTTGAGCTTACTTCACCGTGTCACCGGATAGTACTGGCCCTCGAGAAGAGTCCCGACCAAATCGGGACTGGACTCCGGGTCAGATGCGTTCTCCAAGAAGACATTCGTCTCCTGGGCGACGCGGTACTGATCACGATCCGCATACTACCTTCACTAAGAAATTCTTAGTGATTGCAGTTGCGGTGATCAATGCCATTTATCTGGTAAGTGAACTCTTCTTAGGCTTGCATCATGTATGCTAGCCGAAGAGTTGTGAACTCAACTTTGATGGGTAGGGACCTATCGAGGCATTGGAAAGTTTCGTACTTTCTTTTGCCCGATTGGCCCTATTTCATCTCAGTTTGAGCTAGACGACAGAGCTAGGGATAGCCACCTCTAATAAGGAGGGACTATGAAAAGCCTGACGTCACTCTGGTCCTGCATCGCACAAGAAATGGCGATGCGATGTTGCACTAGCGCCACTCTCGACATAAAAACTGTCGAGAGTCGGGTTGAACACGAGGGGTTATCGTTTTTAGCGATAACCCTGGCAGACTATGGAAAAGCCATCCAAAAATGGCTGGACCAAGGTCATGTCGCCCCTTGGGACGCTCCGGGCTTTAAAAAGGCTCCGGGTCGTCTTACTGGTCTCCCTGCATTTCTGCAAGGTTTCCTTGGGCGTGTGTTCGACCCTAGTAGTGGCACGCTATTGAATGAACCTGACATCGAAGCAATCTATGCTTTGCGTCAACTAACGTTGATGTTTAGCAAGATAGCCCTCTCGGAATCCTCCAGAAATGGTAGGACTCAACAGGTGGTAACACCTGTCCGCGAAAGGCTAGCGATGTCAGAGTATGTTCAATGTGAGCAGGAGGTTAAGTTCTCGGACTCGATATTGGATCCAGACAATTTGTCTCGGTTCAAACGTGTCTCGAGAGTGCTTTATGGCGAGATGTTTGATTGGCTTGAGGAAACTCTTGCCACCAACCATCTGGTGCCGAAGCACGGCCCAGGCGCTGTTGCTGACCGACTTAGCAGTAATGCTAAGTGGGATCAGCAATCCTGGACCACCCGTCTTCAAAAGGTTTTCCCTTTTGAGGACTATTCTGCAGTGAACCGAAATTACGTTTCGGATCACTCTGAGCACTGTTTCAGTGCTTCTGCGACGATGTACTGTTATAGTACTCAGTCGGCAGAGTATAACCTCCTCGAACCCGGCGCCGAGATACCCGTTAGGGTTATCACGGTACCTAAGACGCTCAAAGCACCCCGAATCATTGCGATTGAGCCAACCTGTATGCAATATATGCAGCAGGCGCTCTTTCGCTTGATTCATGATGGCTTGAAGAGGTTTTACCCCCTCTCTGCCATGATCGGAATCGATGATCAGGAGCCCAACAGGGCTCTTGCTCGCGATGGATCCCTCAGCGGGGATCTTGCCACACTCGATCTGAGTGAGGCTTCCGATCGTGTTTCGAATCAGCATGTACTTGCCTTGTTTGCTGACCATCCTCTTTTGCTAGAGGCTGTTCAAGCGACAAGGTCAAGGAAGGCTGACGTACCTGGTCACGGAGTTATCCGTTTGGCCAAGTTCGCGTCTATGGGTTCAGCTCTCTGCTTCCCGATTGAGGCGATGGTCTTCTTGACCGTCATCTTTAGCGGGATAGAAAGAGAACTTAGCGTTCCGCTTTCTTCTGTAAGGGATGTCACTCCTTACAGTAGCAGGGTGCGTGTCTTTGGGGACGATTTGATCGTACCCAGAGACTATGTGCTGTCCGTCGTTGATGAACTCTATACTTTTGGGCATAGAGTTAACATCAGCAAGTCCTACTGGACCGGAAGGTTCAGGGAATCTTGCGGACGGGAGTATTATGATGGACATGACGTTAGTATCGTCAAGGTCCGTCAGAATCTTCCGACACGACGGCAGGACGCAGCTGGAGTTATCTCAGCTGTATCTCTCAGAAACCAGCTTTATTGGGCTGGTCTCTGGCAGGCGGCTGGGTGGATGGATAACTACTTGGAAGACCTGTTAAGGTTCTTTCCAAATGTTGCTCCAACCTCTCCAGTGCTTGGCAGGGAGTCAGTGCTGGGTTATCAGTTCCAGTCACTGGATCCTCTCACTCACAGCCCCTTGGTTAAGGGCTATTATGTGAGTGCCGAATCTCCTCGAGATCATCTCGAGGGGAGCGG